ATATATGATGCCACAAACAGTCTTCCTACATCACTTATGGATAGAGGAAAAGTATGGCAATATTATATTAATATTGTATATTACAGATTGGAATTAATGACTGCATCTGATAAGGGGAAAAAGGTATTGATGGATATAAATGCAATCCCTGACAGTGCTGGTATAGATATGGAGAAATTTCAATACTTCTTTGAAAGTAGCCCTTTTGGTTGGTTTAATCCTAATGAAGAGGGTATGAGCTATTCTGATGTTAATACAATAGCAAAAGTATTAGATTTATCTTTGGCATCAGATATAGAAAAATACATAAATCTTATTGAACTTATAAAGAAAGAATGTGGAAATGCAATGGGCATAACACCACAAATAGAAGGTCAAATTTCTGAATATGAAGCTGTTGGAAATACACAGCAGGTTCTTACACAAAACAGTCTTGTTCTTGAATCTTTCTATGATTTACACAATATAGTTAGAATGAATGTTTTACAATCTCTTCTGGAAGTTGCTAAAGTATGCTATTCAGATAACAAACCAAGAAAACTTACCTATGTATTGGATGACATGTCATTAAAGACTTTAGACTTGGATGCTGCATTATTGAATAATACTACTCTTGGATTATTTATTGAAGATGGTGGTAAGGCAAAAGAAATTAAGGACTTGATTACTTCACTCTCTCAAGCTGCTGTTCAAAATCAACAGGCTAAAATAGCTGATATTATTGCCATACTTAAACAGGATAGTATTTCTGTTGCAGAAGATATTCTTAGAAAATCAGACAAGGAAATTAAGGAAGATAATATGGCTGCTCAAAAATATCAACAGGAAAGTCAGCAAAGAATAGAGCAAATGAAGATTGCCAATGAAGAAAAACAAAGACAGCATGAAAAGGAAATGATAATTCTTAAAGAGGAAGAGAGACGTAAAACTGTACTTGCTCAAACTGCTCTTACAGGAGCTTCCTTTAATCCTGACCAGGATATTGATAATGATAAAGTGAATGATTTTGTAGAATTGGCAAAAAATGCTCTCAATGAAAAAGTACAGAATGAAAAATTAGCAATAGAAAAACAGAAAATGTTGAATAAGAAGGAGGTAGATAATAAGAAGTTAGAACTTGAAAAAAAGAAGCTACAACAAAAAGTATCTAAATAGCATAATTATAGAAGAGCTATTATAAGAAACTTAATATTGAATATTTAGAAAACTTAATTTTTATACTTAAATTTGTAACAGTTATGAATGAAGAAAAAAGTCCTTTTAATGAGTTTAATTGGGATTCTGAAATCACAGATGTTGATTTCTTTGGAGAAATTCAAAAGATACAGGAAAAAGTTCCTGAGGAAGAAGAAAAGAAAGAAGAAGAAAAATCTAAAGAAGAAGAAATTGAAGAAGAAAAAATCTTTGAAGATTTAGTTGAAGAACAGGAGGAAAATCCCTCTGAAACTTTAGAAAAATCTTCAACAGGTTTAAAGGATTCTCTTCAATATCTTATTGAACAGGGTATTATTGAATTAGATGAAAATGAAGAGCTTCCTGAAAGTGTAGATAATGATTATTTAACTGATATTATTGATAAATCTATTGAGAAGAGATTTGAGGAAAGTATCAAAAATCTTCCAGAAGATTTGAAAAATATCATTAAGTATGTAAACAATGGTGGAAGTCTGGAGGATATTATTACAACACTGTCAGAATCATCTGAATTAAGTGAAGATATAGATCTTTCTGATGAGAGTAACCAGGAGAAAGTTTTAAGATATTTACTTAAACAGGAGGGTGAAGATGATGAAATTATTGAAGCTAATATTGAATTTTTAAAAGATTCTGGAAAACTTGCTGCTATTTCTGAGAAGAAATTTGAGAAATGGAAAAATGATAAGAAAACAGAATTGGAAATGGAGGTTGAAAATCAGAAGAAACAGAAACAACTTTTAAAGGAAAATCAGATTAAATTTAAGAAGGATATTAGTGAATATCTTTCTTCCAATAATGAAATAAAAGGATTGACAATATCTAAAAATGAAGAGAAAGAGTTACCATCCTATATAAGTGATACTTCTATTAAGTTGCAGGATGGGAGACAGATTACTCCTTTTTATAGAGATTTGTTTGAAGCTCTAAAAGATAGGGAAAAGATTATTGCACTGGCAAAAATAATTAAGAGTGATTTTGACTTTAGCAGTATGAAAAAAAATATAGTAACTAAACAAACACAAAAACTGAAAGAAGAAATTCAAAGACAAGAAAAATCAACTGATAAAAGAAGCTCACAAAAGACAAGGTTGATTGATTTATTATAAACTAAATTAAAAAATTATGGCTACATTAGGAAGTAAACTTATTACAAAGGAAATGCAATGGAATGCCAACATGACAGAGCAAAATCATTTAGGAGCTGCTTTGTTGGCAAAACCACAGAAATTGGTTGGTGTAATGGACCAACTTTTTTCTGCAAAAAACTATTATTCCGATAATCCACTTTCTTCTACATTAATGGGTAATAAACTCACAGAAGAAACTATTGGTACTACTACTTGGGAATGGGATTTAAAGGGTGCAAATACAAGACCTCTAATTGTATTGGAAAATGTTGAACCATCTACCAATACTACTCCTGGTAAGTATGGAAGACCTTTTAAAATTAAACTGGATGAAAACTGGTTTCTACATGGTGATTATATTCATCCTGGTACTTCTAACAAGAAATTCCAGTTAAGGATTCAAGATAATCCTGTTCCTCATGGAGATGGATGGGTATATACAGTAGTAATGGCATCAGGTAATCCTCAAGACTTTTTACCTGTTAAGTATCTGCAATATGGACAACAATGGGGAAAACTCTTCTCCAAGTATGAAGAAGCTGCTGAACAGAGTGGTTCTACTCAATTCAGTTTACCTATTTCTCTTCAGAATAGGATGTCTCTTTACAGAAAAGAATATAAAATTACCAATTATGCTGCAACAGAAGTATTGGCAGTAGCTATTCCAGTTATAAGAGATAATGGAAAAGTTGAAATGGTATCTAACTGGGTTAAATATGCTGAAATAGAATATTGGCAGCAATGGTACAGGGAACTTGAAAGAGGTTTCTGGTATTCTCGCAGTTCAGATACTGTAATAGGTGCAAATGGAAGACCTGTAAGGTCAGGACCTGGTATTCAGGAACAACTTGAAGACAGTCATATCAGTAGATACTCTGTATTGACTGCAAAACTGATTGAAGAATATCTTATGGATATTTTCTATTCAAGAGTTAAACCTGGACAGGGACGTCAAGTTAAAGGTTATACTGGTGAATATGGTATGTTGCAATTTCATAGAGCTATTCAGGATTGGCAGAATAAATCTGGTTTCATTAAAAATGTAGAAGTTTATACTGATAAAGTACGGTCTCCTTATCATACAAATGCTTTGGAAGCTGGTTATCAATTTGTCAAATATAACATGGCTAATGGAAGTTCTCTGGAACTTATTCATAATCCTTTGTATGATGACAGAAGTATTAACTTTGAAATTGACCCTGTAACTGGATTTCCTGTAGAATCACAACGTATTACTTTTCTTGATTTTAATGGTGAAGGAAATAAATCCAATATTAAAATTATGAATAAGAAAGATGGTTTTGCTTTTGGTTATGTACAGGGTTTATATGGTCCTTATGGTCCTATTAATGGTGGAACAGCTGCACACTCTGGAAGTTATTATGAGATGCATGTAGAAAAATCTTGTGGAATACATATTCACGATGTAACAAGATGTGGAGAACTCATTCTTACAAGAAACTAATAATTAAAATCTTATCATCTTCTTTATGGGGATGATAAGATTTAAGAGTTTTATATACTAAAAAATAAAATTTATATGAAAATAAAGATTAAACCTATTGAAAGAAACAAATGGCATCAGAAAAATGGTAGTGAAAGTTTTTCAAGACCTTTAACTATCAGAGCATTAGTTGATCCAGAAAGTCTAACTTACTCAACAGGTCTTACAGAGGAAGAAGAAAAAGAATATGGTGTGAAACTAAAAGTAGATTTATCTAAACAGTTTAAGTTGGATAGTCCACATCCTTTTTGGGATAGTAAAATGGGAGAAGTAGTACTTGAAAATAGAACTATGATTTTTGATACTGAAAATCCAATAGAGTTTGTAAAAGTGAAAATTTGCAAGGCTTCAAAATTTGTAGCTAATTCATTAAAGGATTATGAGAATGGTTTATATCCAGAGGCAACTCATGTTATATTTGATGAAAGTGAAGAAATTGAAGAACAGGCTTCAAAAGTAGAGATTAAGAAGAAAGCTATTATTGAAACATCCAAGCTCTCAAAGGCAAAAAAGATACAATTAATTATGGTATTATCTGCTGATGGGAATTACTTGAAGGCAAAGAATCTTAAAGGTAAATCAGATAATTACATTGAAGTTGAACTTGATAAAATTATTGAAGCTAAACCTAAAGAGGTACTTAGATACTTGGAACTTGATAAGGATGACCTTGCAACACAAGCTCTTGTACTGGAGGCTTTACAAAGAAATGTTTTTGAAAAGGTAGGACACAAAATTATGTACCATGATGCTGATTTGGGGGATGATATTTATGATGTTGTAAAATACATGAATGCACCTGAAAATCAAGATTTTAAAATAAGAATTTTAGCACAGGTAAATGAATAATGAATATAGAGCAACAACACTATGATTTTAAAATGAAGCTGAATAAGATAGACAGTCAGCAATATAAGGGATTAATTATTCCTCAGATAGACTGGATATTAAATGAAGCTCAGGAGTTATTTGTAAAAATGGTTGCACAACCAAGAATAGCTTTGCAATATGGCTATGAAATTGGTACAAGAACTCTTATGGATATTAGGAATATAGTAGTTGAAGATCTGGAAATTACTCCTGATGATAATAACATTGTAAGAATGCCTCAAGATTTTTGGATATATGTCAGTTCCTATTCTAACATTTCAAAAGGAAATTGCTCTCAAGAGAGTTTAAAAACCTATATAAGACAACATGATGATGATTTTGAAAATAGTCCTTTTGATTGTAGTTCTTATGAGTGGAAAACTGTAAATGGAGTATTTAATCAAGATGGATTAAAACTTTATGCAAAAGATTTTAATATAACAAAATTTTTTCTAACATACATAAAAAAACTGAAGTATATTCACAATGCAAAAGACTTTCAAGGTGGTTCTTACAAATTGCCTGGTATTGTCTCTCCTTTGACAGGTTCTGTAAATTGTGAGCTTCCAGAACATACACACAGGGAAATAGTGGATATTGCAGTTTTATTGGCAACAGGACAATTACAAATTCCTGATTACCAAACTAAAAAAGACAAATTATCGTTAAATCAAATTATTTAAAATTATGAGTACAAATAACAAAGTATTTCAAATCCTTGTTACAAAAGGTAATGCAGGTCTTCCAGCAGCAGGTTCTTCTATTGATTCTCTAGCTGATGGACAAATAGGCTTGTTTAATGCTGAGACAAATCTTGCTGTTGATGCAGCTGCAATTCCAAAAGAAGTTTATTTTGCAGTTGGTG